CCACAAATTATAGCGGCATTGCAAAAAAACATACTAGAACACATCACTTTGATGGCAACAGAGCAAGTTCAGCTAGAATTTAAGGACGAAATCATGAAAATACAGCAAATGGGACAACAAATGCAACAAATGATGATGCAAGCACAAGGAAATCCGCAAATGATGCAACAAATGCAACAAAATCCGCAAATCCAACAGATGCAAAACGAAACAAAACAGGTAACAGAGGCTATTGAGTCCAGAAAAGCCAAATTAATTGCTGAAACAATGGCAGAATACCTCGAAGAAGAGAAAAAAGTGCTAAATCAGATCGATAATGACCCATTATTAAGGTTAAAAAGCGATGAAATACAGCTAAAAGCCAAAGAAGAGGAAAGAAAACGCGAAGAAGGCGAAACTAAGGCAGAAATGGACGCACTAAAAATGCTACAAAACAGACAAATTGCAGAAGATAAACTTGAGCAAGATGATGACCATGCTAAGCTTAGAGCATCAGTATCACTTGCAAAAGATGGTATAAAACAGATGCAAGCAACGATTAAAGAGGGCAAATAAGCATGAGATTAGGAGGAGCAAGACCAGGAGCAGGGACTACCGCCGGCAAAGACGGACTGGGTCCAGGTCCAGGTAAAGGTCCAGATAATGCTAAAAATACAGGCTTTGTTGACTCTGAGGGTAATCCAGTAACATATGGTGAAGATAATACTCAAGTAGGTTTTTCAAAAACTTATTATGACAATAATCCAGAGGCAATTAAAGCCACATTAGAAGATACTAGCGTGAGTAATACTAACGCTTTAAAGTCTCTCTATAATAATTTTATAAAAGATATTGGTGAAGACGCTTTTATAGATCGTTATTCTAATTATACAGACAACCCAGAAGTAGCCAGACTAGCTTCAATTAAAGCAAACGTTTCTCCAGGCGATTTTTTTGGTGGTCTTATGTCGTTAGCTCAAAACCCTCTAGGAACAGGATATAATATTGCAAGTACAGGAACTCTAACAGGTTTTAATCCCGCGGCACTAGCAAATCTTGGTATTACAGGAACAGTTGCAAGTCTTTTGGGACAAATGGCTACAAACCAACCTGCTTATGCTATGAACCCAAGTAATTATGCCTTTACTGGTCCTATGTCAATGGATGCACAAGGTAATCTAGTGCAAGATTTTAGTTACACTGGTCCTATGTCTTCTAACCCTGCTGTAAATCAACAAATAGCAGATATACAAAGCATAAGTGGTGTGACGGGTTTGACACTAGACCAACAAGCAGACATAGCTATTTCTCAGTTTGAAAAAGAACAAGCAGAAAAAAATGCTAGACCTGGCGCATCTGTTCAACCAACACAAGAATTTGTTAATCCCGTAGAATCAAAATTTACTGAAGAACAACTTATAGCGTACAATGAATACATAGCACGAGGCTATACACCAGAAATAGCAGAGTATCTTGTAACAAGAGCATAATGAAAAAAGAAAAGAAAATCAGCAAAGTAATGCGTGAATACAAATCAGGTAAACTTAAATCTGGTAAAAGTAAGAAAAAAGTGGTAAATAGAAAACAAGCTATAGCTATCGCGCTTAGCGAAGCAGGTGTAAAAAAGAAAAAAAGGAGGTCGTCATGATCGAATCTTTAAAAGAAAAAGTTATGGATAAATGGAATGAAATGGGTTTAAAAACTAAACTTATTGGAGCTGCCATTATCGTTATTATCATAGTAGCAATCATAAAATAATTAATGGGACCATTACTCTCACTTCTACCTACGGTATTGAAAACCGGTTCAGCTATTTTTGCTAATAAACAAAAAGCAAAAATACTTATGTCGGATGCTGCTTTATTGCATGCACAGAAAATGGCGAATGGAGAAGTGGAGTACCAAGCCGCTGTTAGACAATCAAACGACAAGGGATGGAAAGACGAGTTCGTGCTTTTGCTTGTAAGTGCCCCAGTGATTTTATTAATATGGTCAGTATTCTCTGACGATCCAGAAATACAAGCAAAGCTACATATGTTCTTTGAGCAGTTTAACAATCTACCTTTTTGGTACCAGACGCTGTTTGTCGGCGTGGTCGCATCAATATACGGACTAAAGGGAGCCGATATTTTCAAGAAAAAGTAAGGGGGACTTACGATGGGGGAAGAAGAGACGTGTGGTTGTCACACGGAAGAAAAAGCACGTTCGGGGGAATGCTGTAAACAAAAAGCCAACCCTCTTGATGAGTTTTGGCATAAACTAGGAGATAAGAAAAAGAAATATGTCAGAAGCTACAGATCCAATAAACGTAATATATAAAACTCAAAGACTACTTGATGAATTAATAGATAACAACGCTAGTGTTATTATAGCAGGCGGTGTTGACAGTATGGAGAAATACAACTATATTCTCGGTAAGATTCACACGTTGAATCAAATTAAACAGGAAATCTCTAACCTGCTAGAACCAAAGGAGCCAGAACCAGATGATGACAAAGTCACACGCATTAGAAAATAAATATAACGCTGAAGAAGTTGTAAAACAAGAAGCACAACAAAAAGCAAAAGAAGAACCTTCACAAACAAATTTAGAAAAGTTACCAAACCCTACTGGGTGGCGTATACTTGTTATGCCTTTTAGAGTTAAAGAAAAAAGCGAAGGCGGAATTATTATAGCACAAGAAACATTAGACAGAGCGCGAGCAGCGGTCCAAGTTGGATACGTATTGAAGATGGGTCCGCTTTGTTATGAGGATAAAGAGAAGTATCCGACAGGTTCTTGGTGTAAAGAAAAAGACTGGGTGATTTTTGCACGATATGCAGGATCGCGCATGGAGATTGATGGTGGTGAGATAAGAATGTTAAACGATGATGAGATTCTAGGAACGATTGATGATCCTATGGATCTTATTCACGCAATGTAATCATAGAGGAGGATAATCTATGCAAGACGACGAAAAGATAATAGACGTTGGTGAGGCTGATGAGCAAGAAACAGAAATTGAGTTAGAAGCAACACCAGTAGAAGAAAAACCAGCTGAAGAAATAGTTGTTGAAGAAACAAAAGAAGAAACACCAGTAGAAGCAACAGAAGAAAAACCAAAGGACGAACTTGGTGAATATTCTGAAGGTGTACAAAAAAGAATAGCAAAGCTAACACGTAAGATGCGTGAAGCTGAAAGACAAAAAGAAGAAGCAATTACTTTTGCAAAAACTCAAAAAGAAGAAGCTGAAAAACTAAGAAACAAATATAAAACTTTAGATTCATCTTACACACAAGAGTTTGAGAAAAGAGTTACAACTAACATTGATGCTGTAAAAACTAAATTAGCAAATGCTATTAATGCAGGTGACATTGAAGCACAGGTTGCTGCGCAAACAGAACTTGCACAGTTGACCATGGATTCGACAAGACTTGCTAAAATTAAAGAAATACAAGAAACACCTGTAGAGCAAACAGCTCCAACAGAAACTCCAAAACAAGCTACACCACCACCTGTAGATCCTAGAGCAGATGCTTGGGCAAGCAGAAATACGTGGTTTGGTACTGATAATGCAATGACTTACACTGCATTTGATATACATAAGAAGCTTGTAGAAGACGAAGGATTTGACCCACAATCAGATGAATATTATTCTGAGGTTGACAAGCGAATAAGACTTGAATTCCCACATAAATTTGATAATGTGGAGTCATCTACACCTTCTGCGCCAACGCAGAACGTAGCAAGTGCCCGACGTCCGGCCGCAAAAGGACGCAGAAAAACTGTGAAACTCACACCATCACAGGTAGCAATTTCTAAAAGATTAGGTGTGCCACTCGAAGAGTATGCGAAACAATTAGCCGCGAAGGAGGTATAAGCATATGACAAAAAAAGATACAGTGAAGAAAACTGTTAAAACTTCCCGCGTGAGCCAAACTAGGGTTAAACAAGAAAAACCTAAAGTATGGGCTCCTCCATCTTCTCTAGATGCACCCCCTGCGCCCGATGGATTCAGGCACAGATGGATAAGAGCTGAAAGTATGGGCTTTGATGATACAAAGAACATAACAGGCAAAATAAGATCAGGTTGGGAATTGGTGAGAGCCGACGAATACCCAGATCAAGATTATCCAACTGTACATGACGGAAAATACGCAGGAGTGATTGGGGTTGGTGGCCTTGTGCTGGCAAGGATATCCGAAGAGCTCGCAAAGTCACGTGAAGAATATCACCGTAAAATAACGGAGGATAGAAACGAAGCTTTAGAAACCGATGTCTTAAAGGAACAGCACCCAAGTATGCCAATCAATCAAGAAAGGCAGACTCGTGTAACTTTTGGTGGCTCAAAAAAGAACTAATCTTTTTAACCTCCAATTTAACAACTTAACCCTTTAAGGAGGAAACAAATATGGCAAATACAAATGCCCCTTTTGGTTTTAGACCTTCAGGAAAAGTTGGTGGAAACCCAGACAATGGTGCTTTATCACAATATCATATTGATGATGGTAACAGCACGGCAATGTTCCAGGGCGACATGGTAGAATTTGCAAGTGGCTATATTATTAAAGCTGCTGTAGCAGATGCCGGTCTAATGGTTTTTGCAGGTCATACTTTCACTGACCAGACTACAGGCAAACCAACATTTAAAAACTTCTATGCCGGCAACGATCTAGATGTCGACTCAGAATGTTTTGTTTATGACGATCCGTACCAAGTGTACGAAGCTCAAGGCGACACCGCAGCAACACAAGCTATGGTAGGTACTTACATGGACCACGATGCAACTCAATCAGGAAGTACTACAACAGGTATTTCTGGAGAAGAGATTGACGTGTCTGATACAGGTACTACTCTAACTGGTGTAAAAATGCTAGGTCTCGCTAAAACCCCAGGCAACGCGTTCGGCGTCCGCAATGTACTAAGATGTTTCATTGCTGAACCTGCGCATGTCGTATAATAGCAGGAGGATTTAAACTATGGCTATATCAAGACAACAACTAGCGAAAGAGCTAGAGCCAGGTCTGAATGCATTATTCGGACTTGAGTACAACTCATACGAAAACCAACATGCAGAAATCTTCGACACAGAGACTTCTGATAGAGCTTTTGAAGAAGAAGTAATGCTAAGTGGTTTCGGTGAGGCAGCAGTTAAGGCAGAAGGTTCTGCAGTTTCTTTTGACAGCGCGAACGAATCTTTCACAGCACGTTATAATCACGAGACAATTGCTCTCGCTTTCTCTATCACTGAGGAAGCTGTTGAAGATAACTTGTATGATAGTATCGCAAAGCGTTATACAAAAGCACTAGCAAGATCTATGGCTCAAACGAAACAAATTAAAGCAGCGAACATTTTAAACAATGCTTTCTCTGTTACTACTGTTTCTGGAGACAAACAGTTCTTAATTGATAACGACCACCCAACTATTGGTGGCGGAAACCAATCAAACAGACCAACTACATTGGCTGACTTATCTGAAACTTCTTTAGAGCAAGCAATGATTGACATTGCTGCGTTTAAAGACGAAAGAGGATTAAAGATTGCAGCTAGAGGAATGAAACTAATTATTCCTTCTGCTAATCAGTTCAACGCTGAAAGAATCTTAAAGTCTAACCAAAGAGTTGGAACTTCTGACAATGATTTAAATGCATTAGCGTCAAAAGGAATGCTTCCACAAGGATACGTGGTAAACAACTTCCTAACTGATAGTGATGCTTTCTTCATTAAAACAGACGTTCCTAATGGACTAAAACACTTCCAAAGAGCAGCTTTAAAAACTGCAATGGAAGGTGATTTTGACACAGGAAACATGAGATACAAAGCTAGAGAAAGATACAGCTTCGGCGCATCTGACTGGCGTGGTATTTATGGTTCTGATGGATCTGCTTAAGATTCACTAAATCAATAAGTAATTAAGGGGCCTTCGGGCCCCTTTTTATTTGCACATTTACATTTAAAAGCGTATACTCGACGCACTGCATATATAAAACAGTCAACATAGACTCATGCAGTAGACACAGTCTCGGACTATGTTGGCGGAAAAGGAGACCTATATGGCAAATTCAACTTTTAGTGGTCCGATCAGATCAGAAGGCGGTTTTAACGTAATTAACAAATCATCTTCTACTGGCGTGATCACAGAAACTGGTTTTTCAGTTAACTCAACTGGACAACTAATTTCACTAGGAACAAGAAAAATACAAACTTTTGTTGGCACACTTGCAGGTACTGATACAGGTACAGCTTACGCTGACGGTGACGTTCTTGTTGAACTAGGAACTTTAAACACTGATGTACCTGATGGATTAGTAACACCTACTAAAATTTTCATCCACAAAGCAACTGTACTTATTACAACTATTTGTGGTCCAACTCTTGTTGGAGGTTTATCATTAAGTGCAACTTCTGGAACAGCTACTAACGCAGCTGTTTCTTCTGGAACTGAAATTGTTGGTGCAGGTGTTGCATCTGTTAACCCAAGAATTTCTGCAACAGACTCAGTAACTGAAGTTGATCTTGATTTTGATTCAGCAGCTTTTCATGTATTCGCACCAAATATTAGTGCGGCAGTTGCTAGCAAACATTTATACGCGTTTGCAACAACTACACTGAATGGGGATGCTTCAGCTGGACGATTTACAGTGGAACTAGATTACTCAGTAATGTAATAAACAAACTTTATGTGGAGCGGAGGCTTCGGCCTCCTCTCTCTAACGGAGGAAAAATAAAATGGCAGACGCAGTAACAAGTCAAACATTAGCAGACGGCGAAAGAACCGCTGTTATAAAACTTACAAACATATCTGACGGAACAGGTGAATCATCTGTTAAGAAAATAGATGTAGATACATTAGTAAACAACGCATCTGGGGACAGTTGTTCTAGAGTTGCAATTAGTCAAGTATGGTATGATATAGGTGGAATGAGAGTTGCATTAGAATTTAACGCTTCTTCTAACGTAGTTGGATTAGTATTAGGTGGCAGTGCAGCAGCAGGACCTGTTTCAGGTTACATGGATTTTAGATCTTTTGGAGGCATTAAAAATAATGCTGGGTCAGGTATTGATGGCGACATTGATTTAACAACTCATGGCCACACAGCACATGATCACTACACTATTATATTAGAGCTGATTAAATCTTATTAATAAGGAGTAGCATATGCCAAACACTACTTCAGGAACAGCAACGTTCGATAGGACTTTTGCCATTGATGAAGTTATGGAAGAAGCCTATCAACGTATAGGTATTCAAGATCTTAACGGATACAGAATAAAATCTGCAAGACGTTCTTTAAATATAATGTTTCAAGAATGGGGCAACAGAGGTTTGCACTATTGGGAACTAAAAGAAACAAACATTAATCTTGTAGAGGGACAAGCTGAGTATCATTTCTTTAGAAGTGCTGCAGATGACACTGCTGATACCAACAGAGCGCAAGCTACAACAGTACAAACAGACTCTACTATTTTTGGTATGGATGATGTTTTAGAAGCAACTTTTAGAACCGACAGAACAGCAACAACTCAAAATGACACAGCTTTAACAAAAATTGATCGTTCAACGTATTCTAGTCTTTCTAATAAATTACAAAAAGGACAACCTACACAGTATTATGTGCAACGTTTTATTGACAGAGTAACGGTAAGTTTATACCCAACACCTGACGCTACAGCTGCAAGTTCCGAGGTGCATTTGTACTATGCAAAAAGAATTGAAGATGCAGGTGATTATACAAACTCAACTGACGTACCTTATCGTTTTGTTCCGTGCATGGTGTCTGGGCTAACATACTACCTATCACAAAAATATAAACCTGAATTAGTTCAACAAAATAAAATGTTGTACGAAGATGAATTAAACCGAGCACTTACAGAAGACGGTTCATCTACCAGTACATTTATAACACCGAAAGCGTATTACCCAAATGCCTAATTTTGCAACAGGAAAAAAATCAAAAGCAATATCAGATCGTAGTGGTATGGCATTTCCATACACTGAAATGGTAAAAGAATGGAATGGTTCTTTTGTACACATATCTGAGTTTGAAGCAAAACATCCGCAAATAGAACCAAACGCACATAAAGCAGATGCACAAGGATTACAAGATGCTAGACCAGATAGAACAGAAACAGCTGCACCTAATTTGTTAAAAACAGATTCGTTTAAAACAGGATCTGCTAGTTCTTCTACTATTACAGTAACAGAAGAAAGCCACGGCAGATTC